ATTGATGATCCGCACTCGGAGCAGGATGCTCTATCGGAGACGGCCATGGAGGGTGCGTATGAGTGGTATACGTCAGGTCCTCGTCAGCGGTTACAGCCGGGTGGTTCGATAGTTGTGGTTATGACGCGGTGGTCGTTGAAAGATTTGACGGGTAAGTTGATTCGAGCGCAAGCGAACGATGTGATGTCTGACCAGTGGGATATCATTGAGTTCCCTGCCATACTTCCTAGTGACAATGTTCTGTGGCCGGAGTTCTGGAAGAAGGATGAGTTGTTAAGGGTCAAGGCTTCGTTGTCCTTGGGCAAGTGGAATGCACAGTGGCAGCAGAATCCTACGGCTGAAGAGGGTGCGATAATCAAGAAGGAGTGGTGGAACAAGTGGGAGAAGAAAGAGATACCTCCTGTTAGTTACATCATGCAGAGTTATGACACTGCGTTTAGTAAGAAGGAGACGGCTGATTACTCGGCCATTACAACGTGGGGTGTGTTTCAGCCCAAGGAGAGTGGTCCAGATAACTTGATTCTCATGGATGCGAAGCGTGGACGCTGGGATTTCCCGGAGTTGAAGGCCAAAGCGTTGGAGGAGTATCAGTACTGGGAGCCTGACATGGTGTTGATTGAGGCCAAGGCCAGTGGAACACCGCTCACGGACGAGTTGAGAACGATGGGTATACCTGTTGTGAATTACACTCCCTCCCGTGGAAGGGACAAGCATACGAGGATGCACATGGTTGCACCCATATTCGAGTCTGGCAGGGTGTGGGCTCCAGAAAAGAAGTTTTCGGAAGAGGTTATAGATGAGTGTGCGGCGTTTCCGAATGGGGAGCACGATGACTTCTGTGACAGCATGTCCATGGCACTTATTAGATACCGTAAAGGGGGCTTTCTTCGTCTTGACAGCGACGAAGAAGAAGACGAGTCTACCTATCGTCCACAGATTAAACAATATTATTAGGGGTTAGGCTTAATGGTTGTTATAATTAGGTTGGCAAAAAACTTTATATTCTGGGTAGAGAGTGTCTTCTGGAAGTCGCAAAGGTTTCTTGTGCGTCTTGTGCAACGCAAGAAGTAGGTACATGTATGGATCCTATCACTATTGGAGTCGCTCTCGCCGGAGCTAAGAAACTCATTGAGATGTCCTCGGACCTCAAAGATGTAGCAAGTGCGCTCGATAATATATTCAGTCTGACTACAAAAGCTGAAAAAGCNAANAAGGCTGCTGCGGGGGANTCAAGTTACAAGTCTGTTATTGCAGATGTGGTAACTGAGCGCAATAACCAGACACTTCTAAGGAATTTGTCCATTGACGTGGATGACAAGTACGGGTTTGGGACCTGGGCGGCTATTCAGGCTGAACATGAACGTCGTATAGTTGTTGTTGAGGAGAACAAAGTAAAAGCAGCGAAAGAACTAAGGGCGAAAAGGAAAGCTGACAAGGAATTTTATGACAAGGTTCTGTATTGGATGGGGGAATTTGGCAAATTGCTTCTGGTACTTGGTATATGTGGAGGTGCGGGGTACATAATCTGGATCAATCGTTGCGTTTCAGGGAATTGTTGACATGTCAGACTATGAAATTGGTGTGTACAACAAGATTGTAAGAGAAAAAATACGTTCTGGAGAGGAATGGAAGAGTCAACTAGGCATTTCTGCGGCCTTTGAGAACGTATTATACTACGACATGGCGAATGCGGCTAGTATTGAAGAGGTTGAGCGTCGTGTTGCCCAACAATTCCCCCCTGAGTTAGGTTACGTATTGGATTTTATTCGTTTAGTTCCAAAAGATGAGTAATTATGCAGAAAAAGTTACAGGAAGGCAGTAATAGAAACGCTCTTGACCTGGATGGTGATGGAATAGTCTCAGATTTAGAGCTTGCTGCGACAGAAGCCTTGGATAAGCATCAGAAGTCAGATGCTCAACGTAGAATGGCTTGGGTTTCTATGATTTCTATGATAGTTTTTACGGCAGCAGTGTTTTTGCCTATATTTCCTGACGCTAGGATAAAGGCTTTATCGGATTTATTTGGACTTTTTTACATAGGTCAGGCTGGTGTTGTGGGAGCCTACATGGGAATGACAGCTTACATGAGTAATAGAAAATGATACAGGCATTAATTCCGAGTATTTTACCGGCGATTACAGACGTAATTGGTCGTTTTCTTCCTGAAGACAAAGAGGCCAAGGCAAAAGCGGAGCGTGAGATCGAAGCTCAACTTACAATGCACTTGGCAAAGATAGATTTAGCTCAACTAGACATAAACAAGACCGAAGCGGCTCATCGTTCTATTTTCGTAGCCGGGTGGAGACCCTTTATCGGCTGGTCCATGGGAATTGCAATGACATGGACCTACGTTGTGATGCCAATAGCACAATTCATACTGGCACAGACAGGTCACCTTGTTGATTTACCCGCCTTGGACATGAGCGAAATGATGCCTGTTCTTATGGGAATGCTCGGATTGGGTGGATTAAGATCATTTGAAAAGTATAAGAAAGTGAGTAAGTAATGGCTAAAGAACCTGTCTCTCTAATTGGATCTCCTATGCCTTCTCAAGGTATGCCTCTGGGCGGCACGGATGAGGAAATTGACATTGAGGAAATTGAAGATCCAACCGAAATTATCGAAGAGGAAGATGGTTCCGTAGTTCTTAACTTTGAAGAATTTGTATCGGAAGAACTTCAGGCTGAACAGGATGCTAATCTAGCCGAAGTTATGGACGAACGAGATCTGATGGATATTTCTTCAGAGCTGATTGGATATTATGAGGATGATAAAAGTGGCCGTCAGGAGTGGGAAGATGCCTACACTGATGGATTAGAACTTTTGGGTATCCGATATGAACAACGTGAAGAACCCTTCCGTGGATCAAGTGGTGTAACACATCCTCTTATTGCTGAAGCCGTAACACAGTTTCAGGCACAGGCTTACAAAGAACTTCTTCCTAGTTCTGGCCCTGTTCGTACTCAGGTTGTTGGTGCGGCAACTCCTGAAGTGGAATCTCAATCCCGTCGCGTTCAAGAGTTTATGAACTACCAGATAATTAATGTCATGGATGAGTATGATCCTGAGATGGATCGTTTGTTGTTCTATCTACCGTTAGCTGGAAGTGCGTTTAAAAAGGTTTACTTTGACGATATTCTTGATCGAGCGGTTTCCAGATTTGTTCCTGCTGACGATCTTTATGTTCCTTACAACGCTACCGATTTAAACTCCGCTTCTCGAATTACGCACTTGATCCGTATGAATACTAATGATGTTCGTAAGTTTCAGGCTGCTGGTTTCTACCGAGACATAGAACTTTCTCCTTACGATTCTGATGATGAAGTAAGAGAAAAAGAGCGTAGCCTGATGGGTGTAGAGAAGACAGCTTCAGACGATCAGGACTGCACGATCCTTGAGGTTCACACAGATTTAGATTTACCTGGCTTTGAACATGTAAGCCCGATTGACGGTGAGAAGACAGGAATCAAACTTCCTTACATAGTTACAATAGACGAAGGCAGTTCAAAGGTTCTTTCTGTTCGCCGTAACTGGCGAGAAGGTGATGAGTACTATCGCAAGGTTCAGTACTTCTCCCACTACAAGTTCTTACCCGGTTTGGGATTCTATGGATTTGGTCTTCTCCACATGATTGGTGGTTTAGGTCGTTCTGCAACTTCTATTATGAGGCAACTTATAGATGCTGGAACACTTGCTAATCTTCCCGCTGGTTTTAAGGCTCGTGGCATTCGCATACGTGATGCTGATGAGCCTCTTTCTCCTGGTGAGTTTCGTGATATTGATGTTCCCGGCGGTGCTTTACGAGATAGTATCCTGCCTCTTCCCTACAAGGAACCAAGTCAAACCCTGATGGCTCTTCTAGGTTTTGTTGTTGATGCTGGACGAAGGTTCGCAGCGATTGCTGATATGCAAGTGGGAGATGGAAATCAACAGGCTGCGGTGGGAACTACGGTTGCTCTGTTGGAGCGTGGGTCGAAGGTGATGTCTGCTATACACAAAAGATTACATTATGCACAGAAACAAGAGTTCAGGATGTTAAGTCGCGTGTTCGCAGAATCCCTTCCTCCTATGTACCCTTATAATGTACACGGAGGAGAGGCCACGATTAAGCAGACGGATTTTGATGATAGGGTAGATGTTATTCCTGTTTCAGATCCAAACATCTTTTCTATGTCTCAGCGTTTAGCCTTGGCTCAAACTCAGCTTCAGTTAGCTCAAAGCAATCCTCAGATGCATAACTTGTACGAAGCATATCGTCGTATTTATGAGGCTATAGGGGTTCATAACATTGAGGCTTTGTTGCCAGCTCCTCAACAGGCACAACCTACTGATCCAGCAATTGAGAATGCCAAATCCATTATACAGGAAACGCTACAGGCTTTCCCAACACAGGATCATGATGCTCATATGGCAACGCACATAATCTTTATGAAAACACCTATACCAGCGTCTTCTCCTCCCGTGTTTGCGCTTCTTCAGGCTCACTTGTGTGAACACATTGCCTTTAAAGCTCGTGGTGTAGTTGATGCGGAAATGCGTATGGGTATGGAACAAGCAATGCAAACGGGACAACAGCCTCCTCAAGTTGATGTAGAATCAAGAGTTGCAGAACTTATTGCTCAATATACAGAGGAAGTCATGTCTGCCTTGATGCCTCCGCCAGAGGGTGAAGTTGATCCTCTTGTAGAGCTTAGATCTAAAGAGCTTGACATAAAGGCTTCAGATGTTCAGCGTAAGGCTCAAGAGTTTGCAGTTAAGCAAAACTTTGAGGAACAGAAGCAAGATGATCGTAACGAACTTGTTCGAGAGAAGATCGACTCTCAGGAAGACATTGCTCTTCTACGGGCAGAGGTTAACAGAGATCGTATTGAGCAACAGACAAAACAGGGAAATTAGTTGTGGCTATCTCTCGCGCACAAACACCTAAACAGTTGACGGGTGGAAAGATTAAAAAGATTAAAAAGAAGAAGAAGAGTAAATAATGTTCTGGGATACAAAAATAGCTAGAAAACTTGCGTCTTGGGCGGCACGTTTGGATAATTATTTATGGGTAAAATGTTGGGGACTAAGAAGAGAAAGGCATCGTCAGTAATTGCTACTATCGTGCTAACGCTGGCTGCACCTTTACTATTAATTATTCTTACTCTTTCAGGTTGTCAAACAACACCCGTAGAGCCAGTTAAAGTTGTTGCACAACCTTTACAATTAAGATGTGCTCCGGCTACAGAAGTCATTTTGTTTTTAAAAAGAAAGTTTAACGAAGAACCCCTTTACACAGGACTATTTGGAAACAGTATCGTACTTACCGTCTTTGTTAGCCCTAGAAAGACTTTTACAGTTGTACATACGGGTGTAGGAAATGAAATATCCTGTCTTGTTTCATCAGGGGAAAACTTTAAAAAAATAAACTGGGAGGAAAAGAAAAGTGTTTAAAATACATCACACAACTTGGTTGTTTTCCAAAGAGTACCGTAGTTATCTTAATAAGGCTAAAACAAAGACTTTAGATGACGTGTCCATGCCTCGAAGGTTCAATGGTACGGTGATTAGTGACTTTGATGATTACGAACAAGACGTTATTACTAAATATCAACAAACTGTAACTGAGTAAAATTAAGGAGTTTATATTATGGCTATGAAGAAAAAAGGCGGAACTCGTAAGATGATGGGTGGCGGTGCTGCTATGAATAAAAAAGGTTACGCTAAAGGTGGTATGAAGAAGAAGGGTTTTGCTAAAGGTGGTGTAAACAAAAAAGGTTTTGCTAAAGGTGGTGTAAGGCACTTTTAATGTCATATTTACAAAGCAACATCCCGCATTTTCATTGCTGGGTGCGTAGAGAATTTACTAATAATCATGAGCGGTATCGAGGAGATTATCTTCACGCTATGGCGATTGCAGTTACTACAATTCCAGATCGTTGTTTGAGTTTTCAGGTTATTTTTACGGGTTGTGAAAGTGATGATACGGATGACGAAAATATTCATGGAGGAGCTATGTGGGCAAGGATGCCTATTACGGCTCTTGTTGCGGATACGCCTTTAGAAGATTGGCCTGATAGAATGATGACTCATCTTGTACAGCCTTGGGATTGTAGCTCTAGAGATCATTCTGTGACAGAATATGACAGAACAAGCTCAAGCCCATGGCTCTGTAAGATCGATGGAGAGTTTTATACAGGAAAGTATATGTTTACGGTCGATTATACGAATTCTAGAATTGCAGACGATCCAGCTCAACATAAACAAAGTCATGTTATTGAGCTTACAGATGCTGGAGCATGGACAGGAAATATAGTGGCGTTGCCCAATAATCGTGTTAGAACAACGAGTCCGGCTTTGTGGGAGACAGGTAAAGGAGCTCCAGACTTTAAACCAAGCCAGTGGACACATAGTGCCGAATCAGATGGAAGTTATATGGATCCATCGGTAACATTTGATAACTTATATAGTGATAAAAAGTAATGCTTTATGGCTAGAAAACCTGCTAAACCGATCAAACGTACAACCAGAGGTAAGGGTGCAAACTACCGCTCTACCAAAAGTGGTGCAGGTATGACGGAGAAGGGTGTTAAAGCCTATCGGAAAGCTAATCCAGGGTCTAAACTAAAAACAGCCGTTACTGGCAAAGTTAAAAAGGGAAGTGCTGCAGCTAAACGTAGAAAGAGCTATTGNGCTAGATCCTTGGGTCAGTTGAAGAAGAGTTCTGCTAAAACGAAGAATGATCCTAATAGTCGTATTAGGCAAGCTCGTAGAAGGTGGAGGTGCTAATTATGGTTTCTAAAAAAGTTAAGAAAAAAGTTAATAAAGTTATTAAAGGTCTTAAAAAAGCTTCTAAGCTACATTCTAAACAAGCCAAATCACTTAAATCTATTGTTTCTAAAAGAAATAAAAAAGGAAAGGGTTAATGTCTAAAACCAAGTCTAAGAAAGACGCTTGTTATAGTAAAGTAAAATCCCGATACAAGGTGTTTCCGTCTGCGTATGCGTCTGGAGCGATTGCAAAGTGTCGTAAAGTTGGTGCAAAGAACTGGGGTAACAGTCCGAGCAAGACAAAACGTGCTATAGGTGGAGCAGTTATGCGTGGATATCAAGGTCGTAAGGCTAAGATGTTCTAATGGCTGTTCGTAAGACAAAAAAGGGATCTGATCTTAAACGCTGGTTTAAAGAGAAGTGGGTTGACGTAAGAACTGGCAAGGCTTGTGGTAGGAAGAAGGGTGAGAAAAGAGGCACACCTTATTGTAGACCTAGCAAGCGTGTGTCTAAGAAGACCCCTAAAACGTCAAAAGAATTAACCTCGTCTGAGAAGAGGTCTAGGATTTCTCAGAAAAAGCGTTTAGGGCAACCCGCTGGCAAGCCCAGAAGAGTTAAAGCTGTTAAACGTGGTCATGGTGGTGTTATTAAAGAAGCGAGGATTTTCTAATGGCTAAAAGCAGAATGACAAATCAGATGTCTGAACAAATGGATATTCCTAAGAGGAAAGCGAGGAATCTTATGAAAAAAGCAAACACGATGAATGATATGGAAATGAATATGGTAAAGGGTGGTATGGGTTTAAAAGATGTAGACGAAGGTAAGAATCCAGGACTATCAAAATTACCGACTGAAGTTAGAAATAAAATGGGTTATATGGCTGATGGCGGTATGGCTCGTGTTCAGGGAACCCCTCCTGCTCAAGTCAAGGGTTTTACTTACAATGACAATGATGGAAAAGGAACATTCTAATGGGTAAAACGGAAAGTTCTGTTGAGTTGCGAATGGGTCCAGCACTTACTGCCGAACAATTAGAGCAAGAGAAAAAAGTCTCTAGTGAATTAGACGATGAAATGGCAGAGTTTAAAGCTAGGGCTGAAGCTAGGGCTAAAGCTAGGGCGGCTAAAGCTAGGGCGGCTAAAGCTAAAAATAAAAACATGGGCGGCATGATGACGGACGAACTCGGCTACATGCGAGGTGGCATGACTGAGGAAGCTCGTGGTCCTATTAAGTATTCAAAGGGCGGAGCTATTGCGGGTAAGAACTTTAAGGGGTCTTTTTAATGGCTGACCCTGTTAAAGGCCTTAGTGTTTTTGAAAAGAGACAAAAACGTATAGAATCTCTTTCAGATAATGACCTTGCTAAACAACTGCAAAATAGGGATGCGATTCGTGAGGCAAACAGAAAAGGAAATTATTCAAAAGGCGTTGTGCCTCGCACAGATTCTGAAGCGGCCTCTTTAGTTGCTGAATACAACAAACGAAAGAAAGTTTCTGGAGGAAATAAGTCTAACATACGTAAGATATATCATGCATATAACTATGGACCTCAACCTCAACAGAAAAACATGGGCGGCATGATGACGGACGAACTCGGCTACATGCGAGGTGGCATGACTGAGGAAGCTCGTAGCCCTATTAAGTATTCAAAGG